TGCCGACACGGTGAGGGAAGATGCACTCAGTCAGAGCCTAAAGGAAATGGCAAAGGAGCTCGAGAGCGATGATTAGCCCAAAGCAAGCGAAAATCCTGGCCTTCCCCTATTCCAAGTATGACGCGCTGATCTGCGATGGAGCTGTGCGTTCCGGCAAGACCTCCATCATGATGTGGGCATTCGTCCGATGGGCGATGGAGAATTTCAGCGGTCAGCGCTTTGGTGTATGTGGCCGAACGGTGGATAGCTGCACCAAGAACATCATCGTGCCGTTTACCGCGATGAGCCTTGCCAAAGAGCGTTATATCATTCGCTGGCGGCGCGGCGACAAGGTGATGGAAGTGCGGCGTGGCGCTGTTACAAACTATTTTGAGGTGTTCGGAGGAAAGGACGAGGCAAGCTATACGCTGATTCAAGGACGCACGCTGGCGGGCGTGTTGCTGGACGAGGTAGTATTGATGCCGCGCTCGTTCGTGGAACAGGCGCTTGCACGATGCTCTGTGGACGGTGCGAAGCTGTGGTTCTCTTGCAACCCCGGCAGCCCGCATCACTGGTTCTATCAGGAGTGGATTAAGCGACACCGCGAACGGAACACGCTATATCTGCACTTCGAGATGACTGACAACCTAGGTTTGAGCGCAAGAACGCTCGAGCGCTACGCGAATATGTATGCCGGTATCTTCTACGACCGCTATGTTCGCGGGTTGTGGGTGGCGGCGGAGGGCGTTGTCTACAAGGACTTTGCCAACAACACCGAAAAGTATTTGATTGACGATCCTTTGAAATGGGCAGAGGAAGAGGGAACAAAATTCTCTGTTATTTCCATTGGCGTTGACTTCGGCGGTACAAAGTCCGCAACAAAGTTTCAGGCGACCGGCATTACAAAAGATCATCGGGTGGTCGCGCTGGAAGAAGAATATATCAAAAATGAAGAGATTGACCCTGACGCGCTGAATCGGCGTTTTGCTACATTTGCCCAAATGGTTACATCAAAGTATGGCTACAGTCAGACACGAGCTGACAGCGCAGAAACGGTGCTGATTCGCGGATTAGATCATGCCGCGCAGAAGATGCGACTCGGAACGCAGGTCAAGAACGCACTGAAACTGCAAATCACAGATAGAATCCGGCTTGTTGTTTTGCTAATGAAACAAGGGCGTTTCAAGGTTTCTCGCAACTGCCCGCATCTGATCGACGCACTGCAAACTGCAATTTATGATCCTGATAAGTTTGAGGACGAGCGCCTTGACGACGGAACATCCGACATTGATAGTTTGGACGCATTTGAGTACAGCATTGAGCCTTATTACAAAGACCTGGAGTGTGCCGGTCACATGATGGGACGGTGAAAGAGTGAATATCCGCAGAGCATTAAAAGAATTAGGCTTTGATACGGTCGATAGTAAGTTTTACTCGCTGATCGATGTATGGAAATCGTGGTATGACGGCGAAGTGAAAGATTTCCACAGTTATACGGTTTGGAACGGAATCGAAGAGTTGGAATGCCATAGGTATTCCGTCAACATGGGGAAGAAAGTTTGCGAGGACTGGGCAAACCTGTTGATGAATGAGCGTGTGAATATCACGCTTGAGGGTAAGAAAGAACAGGCGTTTGTAGACGCAGTCCTTGACAATAACAACTGGGAAGTCAAATCAAACGAATTTCAGGAGCGTAAGGCGGCGGTAGGCACGATTGCCTATGTCCCCATCGTAGAAGAGATGGGCGTTGACCCAGATACCGCAGAGGTAAAAGACACTGGTAAAATCCATATCAACTATGTCACGGCTGCAAACGTCTACCCGCTGACATGGGACAACGGCGTTATCCGCGAGTGTGCGTTTGTATCGAGAAAAAGAGTTGATGATAGGGAGTACACCTACATTCAGGTGCACCGTTTGAACGGCGGCGAGTACGACATTGAAAACCATTTGTATGATGCAGATGAAGTTCCGCTTACAAGCGTAAGAGGATTTGAGACAATCCCGCCTGTCGTTCATACAGGCAGCGACAAGCCGCAGTTTGTCATTGACCGTTTGAATATTGCGAACTCTGACGAAGAAAACCCGATGGGCGTTGCAGTGTTTGCTTATGCCATCGACCAGCTCAAGAGCATTGATATTACATACGACAGCTATGTTAATGAGTTCGTTCTCGGTAAAAAACGCATCGTGGTGCAGCCGGAAGCGACTAAAGACATCAACGGTAGACCTGTCTTTGATAAGCGCGAAACAGTTTACTATGTTCTGCCGGAAGATCGCGCGGCGGATGGGAACATCTTGCAGCAGGTCGATATGACGCTGCGCACGGCTGAGTTTAACACCGGCATGCAAGATATGCTCAACGTGCTATCGAGCAAATGCGGATTTGGAGAGAATCATTATAAATTCGACCAGACGAGCATCGCAACGGCCACGCAGGTCATTAGCGAAAACAGCACCATGTTTCGCACGATCAAGAAGCATGAGATCCTGCTCGACCAAGCAATCACGGAATTGTGCAGAATCTTGCTCCGTATGGGAAACCGTTACATGGGTGCGGGACTTAACGAAGACGTTGAGATCAGCATTGATTTCGATGACAGCATAATTGAGGATAAAGGACAGGACTTTACCCGCGATATGCAGCTTCTAACTGCTGGCATCATGAACGATTGGGAGTTCCGCATGAAGTGGATGAACGAGGACGAGGCAACCGCAAAGGCGGCGCTGCCCAAGATGCAGGACATGACAAAAGAACCGGAAGAAGAAATCGAATGAGGTGACGGCGCATGCGTCCTTACCCTTTTAGCCCAGCCTTGCTTGACGCGCTCCCGGAAGAACTCGCCGAACTGTACCGTGCTCTTGAATATACGCTGTTGGATGAGATATGTAGCCGCTTGAAGCTGGCAGACCAGCTCAACGAAGTCACGGTACAGAATATTCGGGCGCTGCGGTCGCACGGCATCGACCTTAAGGACATTGAAAAGGCAATCCGCAAGACCTCTGGCATCAGCGAAAAAAAGTTGCAAGAGCTGCTTGACGATGTAGTAGAGCGAAATCAGAAGTATTACACCGACCTTATCGACCTTACCCATATAACGCAGCCGGAAACGCTGGTGAGCATTGAGGACACCTGGGCAATATACGAGCAGACGAAGCAGACCATGCGCAACCTTACGCGGTCTATGGGGTTTCTGGTGGACGCTGGGCGGACGATACTGCCGCCTGCAAAAGCCTGTCAATGGGCGCTGGACAATGCCACAATGCAAATCCAGAGCGGCGCTATCAACTATAATCAGGCTATCAAATCGGCGGTAAAGCAGCTCGCCGACAGCGGATTGAAGGTTGTTGACTACGAAAGCGGCCACCGTGACCAGATCGATGTAGCCGTGCGCCGCGCGGTTATGACCGGAGTAAATCAAATCTGCGCAAAGTATACAGAGCAGTCGGCAGAATATCTTGAGACCCCATATTTTGAGGTTTCCGCACATTCTGGCGCTCGCGATAAGCCGGGACCGTCTCCGTGGTCATCGCATAAAGATTGGCAAGGCAAAGTATACAGCATCCGCGCGGGTGATATTTACCCGAACATTTACGAAGTGTGCGGTCTTGGCGCTGTCGATGGGCTGGAAGGAGCCAACTGTCGGCACAGGCGGTTTCCGTGGGTAGAGGGAGTGTCAGAGCGCACCTATACCGACGAGAAACTTGAACATATCGATGATGGGCTTGGCTGCACCTTTGATGGAAAGTCCTATACCGCATATGAAGCAACACAGATGCAACGGCGCGTAGAGCGGACAATCCGCAAGCTAAAGCGCGAGAAAGCCGCTTATAGGGCCGCAGGATTGAAGGGAGATGCGATGGCATTAAATACACGCCTGCACCGCTTGAGCACCAAATACAAGGCGTTCAGCGCGGCGGCGGGGCTACCGGAGCAGCGAGAAAGGATGAAGGTGCTGTATTGAACTTTGATGAAGCAATCAAGGTCGTGCAAGCTATTCTAAAGCGCGGCAACGATGCAGAGATACGACGAAAAGGCGATGGGTACATTGTCTTAGAGGTGAAGAAAACAATTAAATATAGCACTCTTGCGCAATAGGGCGCGGGAAAGGGCAATAGGAGCCAACTGCCGAGTTTTTCTCGGTGGTTGGCTCTTTTCTTTTAGGTAAACACCGCGAGGTACAGCGGTTTTTATACAACGTTCGCCCCCGAAGAATTGGGGCCAAAGAAAAGGAGAACGAACAATGGCGAAATTTACCAGAGCAGAAATCAGAAATATTCTCGGCGACGCTTGCACCGAAGAGATCGAAAATCGCTTGGTTGCGCTGCATCTGGGCGTGGTCGACCCCCTCAAGGACGATCTCACGAAGTACAAGGCGGACGCGGAGAAGCTGTCCGGCGTTCAGAAGCAGTTGGATGACCTAAAGGCGGCAGGCGACGGCGGTTACAAGGAGAAGTACGAGAAGGAACACTCGGCCTTTGAAGCCTTTAAGACCGACATCACCGCAAAGGAAAGCAAGGCGGCAAAGGAAAAAGCCGTGCGTGCTTACTTTGAGAGCAAAAACATCACCGGTGCAAATCTCGACCTTGCCATGCGTGGCTGCGGCGAGGAAATGGCCGCATTGGAGCTGGACGGCGAGAATATCAAGGACACCAAGAGCCTTGATGCGCTCGTAGACGGCACTTACAAGGGGCTTGTCTCTAAATCCCATGTACGCGTGGATATGGGCGGTCGTCTCAACGACGGCGGCAAGCCTATGACAAAGGATGAGGTTATGCAAATTACCGACAGGGCGGAGCGGCGCGCCGCAATCGCCGCAAATATGGATTTGTTTAGAAAGGAAGAATAAAAAATGGCTGTTGATCCTAAGCTCATTAAGAAAGATGACCTTGCGCGTGTGCGCGAGATTGAATTCACCGAAATGTTCGGCTACTCCATCAAGAAGCTGATGGAGGCGCTGGGCGTGACCCGCAAGATCGCAAAGCAGGCCGGTACTGTGCTGAAAAGCTACAAGGCAACCGGCACGTTGGAAAGCGGCGCTGTCGCTGAGGGCGAGACCATCCCGCTGAGCAAGTACAAGACCGAGGCGGTCAATTACAAGGAGATTACGCTCAAGAAGTGGAGAAAGGCCACCTCTGCCGAGGCAATCACTGACCGCGGCTACGATCAGGCGGTGGACATGACCACCGACGAAATGCTCAAGGATGTGCAGAAGGGCATCCGCAAGGACTTCTTTGACTTCCTCTCGACCGGCACCGGCGCAGTGAGCGGTAAGAACTTCCAGACTGTTCTTGCGCAGGCTTGGGGCAATCTGCAGGTTCTTTTCGAGGATGACGAGATCGGTGCGGTCTACTTCATGAATCCGCTGGACGTTGCGGATTACTTGTCTACGGCCAACATCACCTTGCAGACCGCTTTCGGCATGACCTATGTCGAGAACTTCCTCGGTCTGGGCACTGTGATCCTGAATTCCAGCGTCCCTAAGGGCAAGATTTACGCCACCGCAAAGGACAACATTGTCCTGTACTACATTCCCGTGAATGGTGCGGATCTCGGCGAGGTGTTCGACTTCACCACCGACGCGACCGGTTACATTGGCATCCACGAGGAGCCCGATTATACCAACATGACCGCATCGGACACCGTCATTAACGGCATGGAGCTGTTTGCCGAGCGCATTGACGGCGTGGTCGTCGGCACCATCGACAACGGCACGCTCGGTTCCCTGACGGTCACCTCTGCTGCTGGATCTAAGAGCGGCGATACCAAACTGACCGCATCTCCGGCAAAGACTGCGGCGGGTAACAAGTATAAGTATGCGTCCGGTGCCTCTGCCGCGACCGTCGCTTACGGTGACAACGTTGCCGGTTGGAACGATTGGGACGGCAAGAGCGACCTGACCATTGCAAGCGGACAGACCGTGACAGTGGTTGAGTGCGACGGAAATTACCACGCGCTTAAAAGCGGCAATGCGAGCGTGACGGCAAAGTGATAAGGAGGCGGCGCTGATGACTTACGCAGACTTTGAATACTATTCCGGTGTTTACATGGGCGCTGTGAGTGGGACCGACTTCCCGCGTCTTGTTGTCCGCGCCAGCTCTTTCCTCGACTATTACACGCGCAACAAAGCCAAAGACCATGCCGATCTGGAAGCGGTAAAGATGTGCTGCTGCGCGTTGGTGGATAAGTACGCGGTCATCGAAGCCGCACAAGCACTGGCGATGAAAAATCTTGCTAACGCTGCGGCAAATGATGCGGAAGTAAAAAGCGAAACGGTAGGCGGCTATTCCAGAACGCTTGCAACGGGCGGTGAATCTGCCTTGTCTGCCATCAATGCGACTGACGGGGCAAAGAAACTGCTTGCGGAAACGTGCATGGAATACCTTGCCCATACTGGGCTGCTGTATCGTGGAGGTGATCGTAGATGTACGCTCCCCACACTGTAACGATTTACAACATCGTGCAGGAGATCGACCCGACAACTCTTGATGAGGTCGAAAAGGTCTACACCACGATATTGCGCGGTGTGATGCTCCAAGCGTCTAAAGGCGTGAACGTGCGTGAAAGCGGCCTTGAAGGTGCTGACGCTGTAAATCTGTATATCCCGTTCTCCGTGGAAGCGGTGGACGGGGTAACAGGTAAGCCGAAAAACTACATCGGCCCGCAATCGTTTTTCAAAGCGGCGGATAAGTCTAACTTATGGACGCTCTCATACAAGGGTAACGGTGGCATGACGTGCTTTGTAAAGGGCGAATTCGTGTCGGACAACATGACCGTCGTGCTGAGCCATGATGATTGTTACAACGTGACGAAGGTAGATGCAATGGACTACGGTAGCGCCGATATGCAGCACTGGGAAGTCGGAGGTGCGTAATGGGCATCAAGATTTCCGTGCATACCGACGGCTTTGACGCTGTAAAAGAAGCCATTGCCAAAGCCTGCACGCGCGCTGAGCACGTTTTAGCGGAACAGATTGAGAAAGACACTCAGCCGTTTGTTCCGATGCTCACAGGCTCGCTAACGCAGCGCACAAGGGTAGATGGGAGCGCTGTTATTTATCCCGGACCGTATGCTCGTTTCCTGTATTACGGCAAAGTGATGGTCGACCCAAACACTGGTAGAACATACGCGCCAAAAGGCGGCACGAAGGTTGTCACAGACAGAAACTTGGTATTCAACCAGACAATGCACCCACAAGCTCAAGCGCATTGGGGTGAAGCGTCTAAGGCGCAAAACCTTGATAAATGGGTGCGCGTAGCAGATAAGGCGGTGAAGAAATTTGGAAAAGATTAAAAAGACGGTGTCGGCGGCGGAAGAGGATCAGGTATCCCGCAAGCTGCTTGCGTGGCTGAACACATTCCCCGATAAGCCGGTTGATTTGATTCGATTCGAATTCCTTCCCGCTGATACTGCGGCGATGGCGCTGTCTACGATTCAGGCGGCGTATATTGTCAAGAAATACATTCTCGGCGGGTATCAGGCGGAATATCAATTCAAGGTCATCTACCGCATGAAACCGGGGAACAGTAACGACAAACGGCTCAAAGCTGACGAGCTGCTTAACGCCTTGGGCGATTGGGCAGCAAGCGAAACGCCGCCTGACATTGGTGACGGTCGCCACGTCATCCGTATTGAGCCTACAACGCGATCCTCGCTTTTTGCCGTTTATGAAAACGGCGACGAGGATCACCAAATCCTTATGAAAATGAACTACGAGGTGATTAAAAATGGCTGATACGACCTTTAACACCACGGCAGGCCAGACCGTAGACCGCGAACTGCTGATCGCGTATCTGAATACGGGCGAATCTGGCACGCCCACATGGTCGCCCCTCGGCACGCGCGTCACGGATTCCAGCATGGAATATGACTGGCAGGAGGATTCCTCGAAGGATATTCTTGGCACGACGCGCACGACCATGAAGAAACCCATTATCACGCAGACCTTTGACCCGTCCAATCTCGATGCTGGCGACCTTGCCATCGTCAAAGTGTGGAATCTCGCGGTCAAGGAGCAGAACGCGGCAGCGCTCGCCAATCAGGACGTGCTGATTGTCCACGCCTATGCAGGCACGGCAAAGACCGCAGTATTTGCGGAGCGCTATTCGTCCTGCATGGTCAAGCCCTCTTCCCTCGGCGGCGAGGGTGGCGGCTTTATCGGTATGCCAATCGACGTGACGCTTGGCGGCACGCGCACGGTCGGCACTGCCGCTATCTCTGGCAATACGGTTACGTTTACCGAGGGCGAATAAACCATAGAGGGCTGGCATCTGTCAGCCCTCATTTTGGAGGAATATATGGAACTTACTTTTGATTCCGGTGTAAAGGAATATACCATTCGCGGCGTGAATGGCATTGTGACGGTGTACTTCAACCCTGCGGATGTCAACTTCGCAAAGAAAGCATACAAAACGTTTGATGATCTGCGCAAGAAGCAGGAGACCCGTGCAAAGACGCTTGAAAAGGATATCCCCGATGATGAGCTTTTCGACATGGTTGATTCTCTTGACAAGGAAATGCGCAGCATCATCAATGACCTGTTCGGACAGGACATTGCCGATACGCTTTTTGGCAGCGTCAACGCCTATTCCGCGGCCAACGGTGCGCCGGTTTGGCAGAACTTTATGACCGCCATCATCGAGCAGTTTGATAAGGCAGTAAAGCGCGAACAGGCGCTTGCCGATGAGAAAATCCGAAAGTACACACAGAAATACAAAAATGATGTATGAACTTCCGACGTCGCTGAACGTTTGCGGCGTTGAGTATGCTATCCGCTCGGACTATCGTGCGGCGTTGGACGTGCTTTCGGTCTTTTCTGCGGTCGATTTGGACAACGGGCAAAAGGTTCTGGCTGCTCTGGATATTTTCTATCCCGATTTTTTGCAAATGCCGGACGAGCATATCCCTGATGCGGTGAAGCAAATGACATGGTTTCTTGACTGTGGCGACGAGGGAGATAACCGGAAACGCCCAAAGCTGATGGATTGGGAACAAGACTTTCAATACATTGTGGCTCCCATCAACCGTGTTGTGGGACATGAAGTACGCGCAATGCCTTATTTCCATTGGTGGTCATTCGTCTCGGCGTACTACGAAATCGGGGATTGCTTGTTTGCAAACATTGTGCGAATCCGCAATTTGAAAGCAAAAGGAAAAACGCTCGACAAGTCGGATCGAGAATTTTACCGAGAAAACAGGCGGCTTGTCGATCTAAAGAAGCCGATGACAGAAGAAGAAAACGCCACAATCAATGCGTGGTTGGGCAAAAAAACGCCCGACGCAAACTAGCATCGGGCGAAGGTGGTTACTTGTTTGCAATGAATGTGATTTCGTTTCCAGACCAAAAGTCAGGAGTAAAGCGAATTTCAATTTCTTTCCAGTCTTTGGGGACTTCGTATCCGACAACGCCGGTCATTTTCTTACCGGCAGCAACGGCTCCGTCTAACTGGGTTTTATCGGTTGCGATGGTGGCTGAAATGCTCAGATTTGTCGAGTAGTCATCAACATAGGCGTTGAACGATGCGATAGAACTAACGGCAATATCTTTATCCGACTGGTTATCAATGGAGAATTCGCAAAGCAGAAACACATTACCATCATCAGGCGTGTTGAACTGCGATCCATTGCTTTCGGTGCAGGAATCAAACTTTACGCTGATCCCATTTAACTCGGCGGTTTCTCCAACGCCAAACGTTTGGCTCTCCGATCCAGAATCATCGCCCATGCCGTTTAATGCGGCCGCGATTAGGCAAATGCCGAAAATAGCAATGATGATCCCCAATACTGGGTGGCGCTTTTTCTGCTTGGCTCCACACTGCGGGCAAGTGGTAGCGGATTTTGCGATAGATGCCCCGCATACCTTGCAAGTAGTCATCTTATCCATTTTTCATTCCTCCTTGCCATTATTTATGGCTTCTTGGATGATATCACGCAAAAAACCAAAAAGCAAGAAGGTGATATTATGGCTGACGGCGAAGTCGTATTTGAAGCGACTGTTAGCGACAAAAAACTCCATCAGGAGTTGAACAAAGTAAAAAGCAATATCGAATCCTTACAAAAGGAGTTCAACCGGCTCGGCGACCAAAAAACGCCAATGGAAGACCGGCTGCGTAGCATCGGCGCAGAGCTGGATGCGGCAAAACAGGAGCTTGCCGATATGCGCACAGCGCCAAAAGGCACGTATGAGAAAATCGATGTGTCCGAGCAGGCCGAGCGCGTGCGAATGCTGCAAAGCGAATTTAACAAAACTGCAAATAGCATTGATAAGCTCAATGAAAAGCTCAACAAAACCGGCGATAAGATTTCCGACGCGAAAACGCAGGCAGTCGAGCTAACACAGCAGATCGAGGGCAGAGCCAAAGGCGCAGGGCTGCGCAATGCAACCGAAGCGGCGGCAGATTCCATGAAAGTATTTGGGCAGCGCTTAAAATCCGTTGTCCGCAGTGCACTTGTTTTTACAGTTATTACCCAAGCATTAACAAAAGTGCGTGACTGGGTAAAGACCGTCGTAATGGTAAACTCCGAGGCAAGAGAATCCATTGCGCAGCTTAAAGGAGCGCTTTTGACGCTGGCACAGCCTCTTGTAAGTGTAATTGTCCCCGCCTTTACCCTGCTTGTAAAAGTTATCACGGCAGTAGTCTCGCAGATCACGCGTCTTGTGGCGCTTATCTCCGGCAAGAGCGTCAAGGCAACTGCTAACTCGGCAAAGGCACTGAACAAGGAAACCAGTGCATTAAAGGGAACGGGCAACGCCGCGAAGAAAGCGGCAAGTCAGCTTGCGGCGTTTGATGAGATCAACCAGATTTCCACTGATACCGCAAACGATACGGGTGGCGGGGCATCCGCTGACGCAATCACTCCGGACTTTAGTTACATGGACGACATCAGCGACCGCTTAAAGAAAATCGCTGATGCAGTCATGCTCATTGCGGCAGGCTTAGCGCTGTGGAAAATCAGCAGCAGCTTGCCGGGTGTGCTTGGCACTATTTTGCAAAAGCTTGGCGGCATCCTTATCGCGGTTGGCGGATTGATTCTTCTGTGGGACGGCTTATCCGACGCATGGAATAACGGCGTCAACTGGGGGAATCTGCTCGAAATGCTTGCAGGCACAGCGGCGCTTGCCGGGGGGCTTGCAATCGCATTCGGCAAAGTCGGCGCGGGCATCGGCCTTGTAGTGGCTGGCGCAGCAATGATTATCACAGCGTTTAAGGACATTTGTGATAACGGTGCAAATCTTCAAAATACGCTGTTATTGATTGCTGGCATTGTGGCAACGGGGCTGGGGTTCTTTTTTCTGACCGGCAGCGTTATCCCTCTTGTTATTGCTGGCATCGCATCTGTAGTTACGGCGGCGCTTGCGCTTACGGGTAATTTGACAGAGTTTGCCAGAAACTTGAAAGATAATATCCTCGGTGGAATTATCCAATTTATCAAGGGCGTGTTCACGGGCAACTGGAAATCTGCGTGGGAAGGTGTCAAAAAAGTTTTCTCTGGCATCTGGAACAGCATCGTTATTATTGCCGAGAGCGCCATCAATGCCGTCATTAAAGGCTTGAACTGGCTGATTAGTAAAATCAATACGATCAAGTTTACTGTTCCGAGTTGGGTTCCCGGTGTCGGCGGCAAAAGCATCGGCGGGCATATTTCTTCGCTCTCTGAGGTTCGTTTGCCGCGTTTGGCGACCGGTGCGGTTATTCCCCCGAACAAAGAATTTCTTGCCGTGCTGGGCGACCAGAAAAGCGGAACGAACATCGAAACGCCACTTGCAACGATGGTTGACGCATTTAAGCAGGCAATGGCAGAATCGGGCGGCGGTACAACTACGGTGGTATTGCAGCTCGACGGCAAGGAGATCGCACGCAGCACCGTGAAGAATATCAACAACATGACGCGCGCGGCGGGTAAGCCCGTGCTGCTGTACTAAGGAGGGGCAAACATGGAAGTCCTTATTATCAACAACACGGATTACTCGTCCGTAATCGCAACGAAAGGGTACGGGTGGAGCAGAAACGATCTCGACAGCGATAAAACCACCCGCACCAAAAACGGCACGATGCGGCGAGACAAGATCACCACCAAGCGGAAACTAAGGTATACAACGCGCTCCGTCAAGCGTGATGTGCTGGCAAAACTCGATGACGATCTCAATAAGCCAACGTGCACGGTCAAGTATCTTGACCTGCATGGCGTCAAAACAAGCACGTTTTACTGCTCGTCGATGGAATGCACGCTTGAAGAAGCGGCGGACGACAATGAGGTGTGGGGTGGCGCGACGTTTAACTTGACCGAGGTGTGATATGGGGCAGACAACAAGTGCGCTGTGGCGCGAGCTGCTCCACAAGCCCGGCACAGAACGCGAATACAAATTTTTCATCAACGACGTAGAGTACGGAAAAGATGCAGAGGTTTCCCACTCCGTTGAATCGCAATTGTTTGAGGAGTTTGGGATTGGCAATGCCTGCTGTGCAACATTAAAACTGACACTGTATGCGGACAACGTACCGCGCGCCGCAACGATCAAGCGTTATCTCAGGCTTGTTAATGGCAGTCAGGCGACAGACTGGATTCCCAAAGGCGTGTTTTTTACCAACCGCCGTTCCTGCGATGGGGATTATTGGGAACTCGAAGCATACGACGCTATGAGAAAGGCTGACGTTGTGTGGGAGCCAGACCAGTCGCTTAACTTCCCGATGACTATGCCTGACGCTGTAAACATCTTTTGCCAGTTGATGGGCGTGGAGCTTGACAACCGAACAGTGCTCAACAGCTCATACACCATCGACTATCCTGCAAACGACTACACTATCCGCAATGAGCTATGTTTTATCGCAGCGGCGCACGGTGGGAACGGGATTATGACCGATGCAGGGAAACTATTGCTTATTCCTCTGTTGTCTATGCCTGCTGAGACGAACTATCTTATTACAGAAGCGGGCAACGCTATTACATTTGGAGGGGTGAGGATTCTTGTCTGATAAATATTACGTCGGCGGCGACATTACAAGCTTTTCCGACAATGGCAAGTATAAGCCTATTTCCCGTGTGACGTTGCTTGTGGACGACGAAAATAGCCTGACGGCGGGCGACGATACCGGAATGGAGGTCATTGCAAGTTGCCCTCACGCTACGCAGCCAATGGTAAATGCTTTGCTGCAAACCATGAAAGGCTACCAGTATCAGGCATACGAAGCAGGCGCGGCAAACATCGATCCAGCGGCAGAGCTGGGCGACGGCGTGACGGTTGGTGGCATTTATTCGCCGCTGTCTAAACTCTCTGATGATGGGCGCGGATACGCAGATATTGCCTCCCCTGGCGAGTTGGAGATGGATGACGAATACCCATCCGGCGGTTATATCAAACAGGAATTTGACCGAAAGATTTCTCAAACTCGCTCCCTCATCACCAAAACCAGTGAGGAGATCATGCTCAAAGTCGAGGGTGTTGATGGGCGCGTGACGTCGCTGTCGACGTCCATTAACGGCATTGAGGCCAATATTTCGAGCCTCGACGGCAGCATTACCAACATCAAGGTCGATATCAACAGCTTGCGCACGACTGTCTCGGGCAAGATCGACGGCAGCACAGCACAGAGCATGATCGACCAGAGCATTGGCAAGATCGCGCTGAGCGTATCAAGCAGCAGCAGCGGTACGACGTTCGAAATTCTCAGTAACGGAGTTGTCGTTGATTCGACCGGTTCGATCGACTTGCACGTTGACGCCGTCAACATTGACGGCACGTTGACGGCAAGCGAGATCGAGGGCGACACGATCACGGTGCGCAATGACAACGGACGGCGTTGCGGTTACATCTATACCGAGTACGCCAGCACGGCGGACTACAAAATGACGCTCGAGAGCAAGGCTATGGAGTTGAACGCGACGAGCGGAAACCTGTATTTGTCGGGGAATAACGGAAGATCAGCGCTTAATTTCGACTACGACTTCATTGATTGCCGCGGCGATTTCGCCCCGAATGCAGATAACCGGTACAATCTTGGCGCACCAAATTTTGTTTGGAGCACGATCTATTGCAGCACGAACGAGTTGAACGGGTCCGACCGGAACATCAAGAACAGCATTGAGGCGCTGCCGGAGAAGTACGTGCGCATGTTTGAGCTCATCGAGCCGAAGCGCTACAAACTGAACAACGGCACGAGCGGGCGCTATCACACAGGCTTCATCGCGCAGGAGGTCGAGGCCGCTATGCAAGACTGCGGCATCACGTCGCAGGAGTTCGCGGGCTGGGCGGAGGCCAAGCTCGATGACGGCAGCGAGACCTATTTTCTGCGGTACAGTGAGTTTATCCCAATTCTGTGGGCCAAGGTGCGCGAGCAGGAAGAACGGATCAGAAGATTGGAGGCATCGGCATGAAAGAAGCAATGGAACTTTTGAGCAAAGCGTTTGACACGCTGAATAACACGTTGGTTTTGGGCTCGGAGGCGGGCAAGATCAGCGTCGTCAAGGCGCAGATTCAAAAGGCTTATGAGATTTTACATCGCGAGGCGGAAGAGCAGGAGAAAGACAAGCGCGAGCTTGTCGCGCTGAGATATCAGCTTGAGGATGTAAAAAAGGTAAAGGACGGCGAGGCCGAAACCGCGAAAGCGCCCGAAGAAAGCGAGGTAACTGATGGCTGATAAAGCAATTTCTGACCTCACCCAAGCGTTACAAATCACCGGCGAAGACCTTTTCGTCTTACAGCAGAACGGCGAGGCGAAAAAACTCAAGGGCAGTCAGGTAGTGCAATACGCAAAGGATTCCGTTGCGGCGGAGGTGCAGGGCGTCAAGGAGTATGCTGACAGCGCCAAGGCATCGGCTGACGCGGCGGCTGCATCGGCGACGAAGGCCGCGACCGCAGCGCAGGGCATTGACGACAAGGTTGCTGCGGCTGACGCTTCCGCAAAGGCGGCGGCATCTTCTGCGGCGGCGGCTGCTGCATCGGCGACCGGCGTCGATGAGAAGGTACAGGCCGCGCAGACGGCGGCGGACAATGCTGCCAAGTCTGAGACGGCGGCAAAGGCTGCACAGACCGGAGCCGTCAACGCGCAGAAAGCGGCGGAGACGGCGCAGACCGGCGCACAGACCGCTAAGACGGCAGCGGAATCGGCACAGGAAGCCGCAGAGAGCGCAAAAGACGCTGCGGCAGAAAGTTCGACCGCTGCGGGGCAGAAAGCCACACAGGCCGCTCAAAGCGCCGAGGACGCGGCATCTGCCAAGTCTGCGGCGGAGACGGCGAAGACAGACGCACAGGCGGCACGCGACGCCATTGTCAACATGATCGTCGATGCGGTGACGCTTGAGACGGGCGAGCCCGCGACGGTGAGCAAATCTCTTGTGGACAACGTTTACAAGCTCGTCTTCGGCTTGCCGCGCGGCAACACAGGCGCAACCGGTCCCAAAGGTGCAACCGGCAACGGGATTTCCGGCATTACGCTCAAGAGTGGCAACCATGCTCCCGGCACGAGCGATGTGTATACCATCACCCTGACAGACGGCACGACGTTTGACTTCGAGGTCTATAACGGTGCGAACGGTCAAGGCGCTGGCGATATGCTCGCAAGCGTCTACGACCCGCAGGGCAAGCGGACGGACATCTACAAGTACGTTGATGACGCTATTGGTAAGATTCCTACGCCGGACGTATCCGCGCAAATCAAGGCGCACAACGAAAGCGAGACGGCGCACCCTGACATTCGCGAAGCGGTCAACGGCAAGCTCGATAAGCCCACCAACAATTCAACCGCGACAGCGGGGCAACTGCTCACTAAAACCGCGGACGGGCAGGAATGGGCAGACCGCGAAGAAGACCTATTTGTTGTGAATATGACAATGAATGAGGGTAAAATCAATTCCGCGGACAAGACCTTTGAAGAAGTGCAGGCGGCACTTGTCGCAGGAAAGACCGTAGTGGCGCGTTTACACGCAACTGGGTCCAGTACTGACTATGAACTCATGAGGACAGCATGGAGTAAAAATCAATACATACTGTTTTCGGCAGCGGCTAATGGTCGTGAACTGTTTAATATTTTAATGCAGACACAGCGTACTGATTTTATAACAACTACTATACAGTCTCGAATTAGAGTCACAGGACTTCTCAAGGGTGATGGTGACGATATCAGCGCCGCAATCGCAGGTACAGACTACGTTGCCCCCGATGGCAATGGCAGCAACGTCACGGCAGCATTCACTGAGGCAAGCACGCGGGTGAACATTGCGACGGGCGAAAAGCTCTCCGTGCTGTTTGGGAAGGTTGCAAAGTGGTTCGCCGACCTCGGCAGTTTGGCATTTAAGTCGTCGGTGTCCAAATCCGACCTTGCAAAGGATGTACAAGCAAGTTTGGATAAAGCGGACAGCGCGCTGCCCAATACGACGGTTATCCCGACTGTCCCCTCCACCACCTCTCTCATCAAGGGCAACGGCTCAGGCGGGCTGGTTGCTGCTACCCCTGAGACAGACTACGCATCGCCGATCTTCTCGCGCAAGGTCACGCTGGCCGTCGCAGGCTGGAACAGTTCGACCAAGCAGCAGACGGTGACGTGTGCGGGCATTCTTGCCGACATCACGAAGCAGGAACTCCATCCGAACCCCGTTGACACGAGCTATGATTCCGCGTGGAATACCTGCGGCATTCAAGCCGTCGCGCAGGGCGCGAACAGCGTAACCTTCCAGTGTAGCGAAATCCCGACCACGGCGGTCGAGGTTTTCGTCACCGTCATCACACTGAGCTACAAGGGGTGAGCGGGATGATTTTTAATAGGCCGAGAGCTAAAGCAAAACCGACGACCGCTGACGTTACCTTGTTGGGTACGTTCTCCACAGTGGAAAGCGTCCCGAATAATTGCTGTGTGGTTATTGATGGGACGACTTATGTAACACCGCAAACGATTACCGTGCCTATCGGAACGGCAATAACGGTACATGTGCGCGGAAACTCAGCGGCAAATACGTACATCAAGTTTAACGGTACAAAGGTTGCTTCCGGAGCAAATACGAAACCTTCGGGGCATAGTTACACCTTTAACGTTACCACCAGAACGGCGATTGAGGGGTATTACGGATCAACGGGTCCATATTATATGGGACACATATCAATTACTATGCCGTGGGACGGCAGCACCAATAGCTAAATGACAGAAAGGAGCAACACATGAACAACATCCGAAACGCCCTCAGATATATATATATATATCGGCTGAACCTTGCGAAAGCGGGGCGGGCGTATGATCGTCAATCCCGTGAGGTATGCGAGCGGAAATGCAGCAAAACCCGTAACCGTAACTATGACCGTAAGCGGCAATACAAACTTTTATTATTTCAACCAAGACGGAGAGATAACCAAGACAAACGACTTTGGGACTGTGCAAATAAATACGCTTGCAGATTCAATGATTGTAACATATGGATACACCCCCAGGGATGTAATAAATGCCACTCGCAAAGAGACAGTAATAAGCGGAGACTGTTATATCTATCAGGTCGACGCCTGACCTCTAAGGAGGTGGCGGCATGATTGTGAATCCGACCACCTTCAAAAGCGGCGGAGAAAAGGACGAATACCAAGTAGAACTGAGCGGGAGCGATGTCAACGTAACCATTGACGGGAGAACGTATACCAGTGCACAAACAATTACAGTCCCCGCAGGAACGTGGTGTGACGCAACGTATTTGAGAGCCAATAACGTGAATGCAACGGTTTCATTTAATGGGGAGACTCCGTTGTTTGAACATGCGTCGTACTCAAACAACTATTCGATAGGTTACAAATTCCCTGTATTCCGGGATTGCAAAATTGTCATGGAGAAACCGAGCGGTTTCGGAAATAACGACTATATCCGTATTACTACATTCTGATCTCATCACAAAGGAGGCCAATATGGCAGAATTTATCAAAGTGAACGGGCAGGAGTATCCTGCCACGTGCATCTACAACTACAAAGACCGCAACTGGGACATGCGCGAGACACAGACGGTGCATCTCACCATGCCTTACGCGCAGGCGGCGGCGCTGCTGACAAGCGGCGTACCGTGGAGCAACGTCTTCCGCGAAACAAAGGACGTGCTGGATGCTGACCGCAACCCCACGGGCCAGACCGAGGAGGTCGTGACTGAGGAGGACATGAGCGCGTACAGCCTGAGCGGGGCGATCACCGACCACCGCGACGGCACGGTGAGTATCAAGATGGGCAAGCCTACGGAAACGGAAAGCGCCAAAGCGACCGTCACCGCCCTTGCGGGTGAGCCGGTCACATACGCCCGCGCGGTGGAGCTGCGCCCCATTATCGAGCAGGCAGCGGTCAGCCTGAGCGACGGCGAGGCGGCGACTGTGCCGGAACTCATCACGGCATGGGCATACCCCGTCAAGTGCAACGAGGGCGAACGCAGAAGCTACAGCGGCAAGGTGTACAAGTGCCGTCAGGCGCATACCTCGCAGGCCGACTGGACGCCGGACAAGACCCCAGCCCTCTGGGCGGTCATCGACGCCGAGCACGCAGGCACGCAGGATGACCCCATCCCCGCAGCGCGCGGCATGGAGTACGAGTACGGCAAGTACTACCTCGACGGTGAGGATGGAAAGGTGTACCTCTGCGAGCGCACGGGCGAGCAGGCGGGTGGCAAGATCACGCTGCAATACCTGCCGCACGAGCTGGTCGGCAACTATTTCAAGGCGGTGTAATACGCCGCAGAAAGGGAGCGGGATATGGATAATGCAAAACACTACGATGACGCGGCAATCGCACTGATTGAATCGAGGTGCAAGAGCAACACGCACCGAATCAATGAACTGACAGAACATCAGGTGGCGCTTGACCGGCTGGTGACCTCGGTCGAGGTGCTGGCCACAAAACAAGAGACCGTGGAAGGCGACGTCAAGGAGATCAAGGAGGACGTGAAGACCATTACGGGCAAGGCGGGGAAACGCTGGGACAGTCTGGTCGACAAGGCTCTCGCGGCGCTGGCAGGCGCGTTTATCGCGTGGCTGCTGTCGGGGGTGGCTCTATGAAGAAGCTGAGAAAGCGGGACAAGTACGTCATCGCGGCAGTGCTCAACCTCTGCTGGTACTGCATTGCGGTGCTCGTATTGACCGCGCATGACAAGGTAGTGCCGGACAGCCTGACCGTCGCGTGGTTCGCCGCGTGGACGGCGGAACTTGGGCTGCTGGCGGGAATCAAAATCAAAGGAAAGGACGAATGACATGAACGAAAGAATTCTTAAGCGTATCGCAAACCTCATGAGCGTCAAGAGCATCGTGACGCTGGTGCTGACTGGCGTATTCGCGTACATGGCGGTCACGGGCAATATCTCGCAGGACTTTATGACGATCTATGCAGTTATCATCGCGTTCTACTTCGGCACGCAGAGCCAGAAGGTGCAGGACGCGGTGGGAGGTGAAGACAATGGCGCGGGCAACTGACATCCTTGCCATCGCGCGCAAGGAGATCGGCACGGTGGAGCAGCCGGGCAACCGCCAGAAGTACGGCAAAGCCTACGGCGTGGACGGCGTGTACTGGTGTATGCAATTTGTATGGTGGTGCTTCCAGCAGGTGGATAAGCGGCTCTTCTACGGCGGCGGGAAGACCGCGAGCTGCGGCGAGCTGATGAACTACGCGAAAGCGCACGGTCAGTGGGTCACAAAGGGCTATCAACCGGGCGACGTGCTGATCTACGACTTTCCCAACACGAAGGTCAAGACCGATCATACGGGCATCTGCGAGAGCGTGAGCGGGCAATACGTGACGGCCATCGAGGGCAACACATCAAGCGGCGCTGCGGGCAGCCAGTCCAATGGCGACGGCGTGTATCGCAGAAAGCGCAATCTGTCGCTCGTGGTGGGCGCATATCGCCCGAAGTACGAGGAAAGCTACCGCGAAATGCTCCAAAAGCGCGCGGGGTTGGAGGGCAAGACGATGGACTACCTTGCGGCGTACAAGTACGGCAGTGACCTGATTCGCAAGCTCGCGACGATGAAATAATTGTGCCCGAATCGGGCACGGAAAGGAAAACGGGCGGGAGGCCTGCAATGTCTCCCCTCGCGTGAGCGCTCTGCAAGCCCCGGTGCACAGCATGGACAAGCAGCACCGAGCGATCCGCGCACAGTTATCCTCTATGGCCCCCAAGCGAGCCGTGGCGTATATCTTATCTTTCGAACTGCCGCAGGACGAGGCGGCGTGTATCATCGAGTGCGACGTGCGGCGGAAAAGCTACGCGCAAGTGTGTGCAGCGCTGCACCTGTCGCCGGAGGCTGTCAACCGCTGCCGCAGGCGAGCATATCAAAAAATAGCAGACGGACAAAGAGAGCACCGAGGTTAATCGGTGCTCTCTTTTTGCGGTTATATAAGGTCTTTTGGATCCACGCCGAGAACGTCGGCAATGGCGATCAGGTTTCTTGCGGTTAAATTACCGGCGTCGGCGTCTCCCATTTCCACGCGCTGAATCTGGCGGCGGTTCACGCCGGATTTGACAGCGAGGTCGGTTTGTGTGAGGCCTGCCATGCGGCGCGACCATTCGAGTTTTGAGATCGGGCGGTTATGGCAGTCTCGCCCGTAATTGACCAGCGAGCAGGCAGTGCAATCGCTTTCTGCAAACTGGCAGTCCGGATATTTCTTCCCCATAGTACACCTCAAGCGTCAAGCTCTTCCGCGCCGCCGTTACCGGCGTCAACCAGATCGACAATCTCGCGAAGACAAGCAGCGGGGGTTTCTTCGCCACCATCCCAGCCGTCCGCAATGGGGTCACTGCCATCTTTGAGAGCAGCCAGCGTGTCGAGCACGAGGCCGCGATCAAAGTCACTCAGATAATAAACGCATTCGCCGTCTTCGTTCAAAATGGCAAGATGCAGGCCGCCAGCGTTGTCTTCAAACATTCGATACGTGTACTTCATGGCTATTTCCTCCTGGGGGTTTCCCTCTTGTTTATGTTTCTATTGTACGCTAATATTAGCGCGCAGTCAAGAGCTTTTTTAGGATTTTGCAAAATATTTTTTGACCAAATAATGACCAAACGATGACCATTTGCAGGGCGCGATCCACGGTATGATTGAGGCAACAAAAGGAGGTGCGGCGATGTACGACCGACTTTTAGCTTTGGGATTTACCAAGCAAATGGCGTTGGACATTTTGACTCTGTTCCCTGATCCTGACGAGCTGCGCACTTACGTCTATTTCGCAGAGCTTTTCCATGTATAGCTACTTTAACCCAAATCCCGCTGGGCGTAATGTGTCCGACTGCACCGTGCGCGCGATCTGCAAGGCGACGGGGAAGGGCTGGGGCGAGGTGTATTTGTCCCTCTGCATACAGGGTTACCTTGACGGCGACTTACCCAATGCAAATGCCTGCTGGGGCGCGTATCTGCGGTCTTTGGGCTACCGGAGATATATCATACCGGACACTTGCCCCGATTGCTACACGGTCGGTAAGTTTGCCGACGAGCACCCGCGCGGGACGTATATTCTCGCGCTCTCCGGTCATGTCGTGTGCGTGCAAGACGGCGTGATCTATGACAGTTGGCACAGCGAGAACGAAATCCCGCTTTATTACTGGGTCAAAGAAACGGAGGAATGAACATGGCATATCCCTATTTCAATCCCTATTATCCGCAGCCAATGCCGGACAACCTCATGCAGATGCGGCAGATGCAGCAGATGCAGCCCATGCAGCAGCCTATGTCGCAGCCAGTGCAACAGAACCCCATCGCGCAGGGCGGCGTGCAGTGGGTAAGCGGCGAGCAGGAGGCAAGAGGATATCTCATCGCGCCCAACTCTGCTGTGGCGCTGTGGGATTCTACCGCGCCGACGGTGTACCTCAAACAGTCCGACGCGAGCGGCAAGCCGACGCTCAAGATTTACGACCTTGTA